GTGCGCATTCCACTGAGGGACCGGTCGCTCTATCCAGAACGATCGAGAAGCCAGTTGCTTAAGCTGGTATCTAAGACCCGGTCAAGGGTCAAGCCACTCAGTTTTAGTGGATAGTGTGTTCGTTCCTCTCGGAACGACATGTATGGCTGAGGGTCTCCCCTGCCATCACACACTCCTCGACTCACGTCGAGGACCCACTGGTCAGACCTCATCAAGGATGATGTTTGGTCCTGTTTCAATGAGTACGCAGTTCCTACGGGAGACCGTATGAACTCGCATCCGTCTGTTATGTAACCACCCAAGTAACCGATGATAATCGCTCTGTCATTAACAATGCCACCATCTAGGTGGCGCAGAGGGATATCTTCGGCAGGGACCATTAAGGTCCTAAATCGCCCCGTCGGTTGGTATCTACCAACCGGTGGGCCGACAAACGAAGGTGGTTGTGTCTCTAGTCGGAACTCGACGATCGGGACTCTCCACTTCTTGCGACGTACCCATTGAATAGGTACTGCGTCAGGATACCATCTACGAAAATTGTAGCCCTGAATAGGCTTACAATATGAATAGTGGTTAGTGGAGATCAAATAGTCGATATGGCGCTTAGAGACATGCAATCCCGCGTCATCAGAACACCACGCTGGAACGAGTGGTGTATCATCGGGCAAAATAGATAGCAAAGCTCTCACAGTTTTCCTTACAGGAATGTTGTGAAGGGCTGACCACCTATTTATCCTATTGATGAGCGAGACTACCTCCTGTGGAGTGTCGAGATTTTCAACATACACAGGGCGTACGGGGTAGCCGTCGAACGAATCAAAGCCGCAGGACTCTCTAAAGGGTCCTTCAGAAAACGACTTAGACTCGTTCAACTCAAACCCACAGGCTTGAAGACACCGCGTCAGAAGTGGATAGGCATCAGGAATGACAATGATATCATCCCCGAACACCCCCCATAATCTCAACCAGCGGACACCCAGAGGGGTGTCCACCGGAGCATGTGTCTTAAGCCCGAGTACTCGGTATATACCGAGTACCATCGCACTTAGAAGCAGAGTCATTATTGGGAATGTAAATCCATTACCCATAGATGACAACATATGCTTCTCAACAAGTTCGTCACCTACCTTTATGTGTGTGCTACGAATGGTTGATAACCATTGCGCCCACCATGGAGGAAAG